CTTCATCATTCAAGTGACACCAGATAAGCCATGGCTCGTTAGGCTCAGAATTAACGATGTCAGCAAGCGCCTTGCATCGTGCTTGAATGCTGTCTCGTTGTGCTTTCCGGCGCTCTGCAAGTCCCATAGCAGGACGTGAAAACAGTTCATCGCCAACTACGTCAGTTTCTACTACGTGTTCGTGGTATTGCAGTTTTGGCAAGTCGTATCGTGAGCCATCAAAGCCAATGTCGGCAGGGCTGCGAAGCACTACGGCCCATGGCCCCATCCATTCCCAGAATCGAGATTGTCCCCATCCTTTTAGAATCCATGTCCCAGTGTCTCCAGCGTCATTAATGAAATACGTGGCCAGCATTTCAGTGCGTGTCATAACTCCAAGAAACTCGCACTGGTTTCCAAGTTCATCAAAGTCGTTAGGGCTTGGCGTTGCCGTGCAGCTTAGTCGATACGGGATTGACTGGCACGCTTCAATAATGGCGGTGCGTGTTTTTCCGTTATGGCTTTTCAAAATACTGGATTCGTCAAGAACAATTCCATGTAATTCTGCAAAGTTTAAAGCTCCAATGCGTTCGTAGTTTGTAATCCAGATGCCTGGCGCATTTGGAGACTCGCCATGCGGGATGCGAGTAACTTCAATGCCGAATGTTTTACCTTGCTCGATTGTCTGCTCTGATACAGCCAATGGCGCAAGAATAACAACAATGCCGTTTGTATGGCTTGCAACTTCATCTGCCCATGAAAGCTGCATTAAAGTCTTACCAAGTCCAGTATCAGCAAAGATCGCAGCACGTCCACGGCGTACAGCCCATGAAACGATAGCGTGTTGAAAGTCAAAAAGATGCTCGTTTAAGTCGCCTGGCGCATGGCCTGTTGCAACTTCTGAGCGTCGCTTTGCTTTTACGAAATCTTCGTATTCCATTTTCATCCTTTTGTTGTTGATATGTTCCCGAAACAAACTTCGGGAACATCGTTTATCTTACTATCGCTTTGCCCAAGGCGGGGATGATTTAGCGGGAGCTGCGGCTGGCGCTGGTTTAGCTGGTGTTGCTACTCGTGGTGCCGGTGCAGTGGCTTCACCTGCTGCTTTGTATGCTTTGATCTCGTTTCCTTCTTTGTATTGTCCTGACGCTGGCTTTACAACCACTTTAACAACCAATGGGCCACCGATAAGTTGGTCGGTATCTTCCAGCGATTCGATCTTCAATGCACGCAGGATAGAGCCAAGCTGGCCGCGTCCAATCTGCTCGGCTTGTGAGCTATCGTTCTTGATGTTCAAGACTCCAAAAAGCAAGCGACCGGTGTGCGTTGGGCCGTCTACGTGCAGTTTCAGATTGATGTATTGCCCTGTGCCTGACTTGGTTGCTTTGATTTCAGCATCATCAATGGTCACGTTGTAATCACCGGCTGGAAGTGGCGTAAAGTCACCGCCACCTGTATCTTCTGGTAGGTCGTTTGTGTTAAATGTTTCGTCGAGGCATGCCATAAGTTAGTCCTTAGTTTTCAGTGAAATAGAGAATGATGGCCGTGAAGCCGTGGTTGCAATTGCTTTGATAAGTTGTGCTCTTGTTTCTTCGCTTGCTGCTTTCCAGGCCGTCAAGTTAAGATCTGGTTTCCATCGGAAAACAATACCTAGCTGGTCTTGCAAGCCGTATTCAGCCGCGATTTCTTGCGCCATATCAGCATCGATCTTGCGGCTTAGGCGGGTAGTGACTTTACACTCAAAATAATTGATTGATTCTGTTTTTGTACCATCTTTCGCGGCGTCGATTTTAAGCAGGGTTGCTAGTTGGTCTTCTATTTCGCGGCGGCGCTCTTGCGCTTTGGTTTCGATTCCTTTGCAACCAATCCATTCATTGCATAGGTCTTCTTGTTTTGTTGTCATTTGCGGGCCTCTAGCATAGCGTCTGCGAATTTATAAGCGTTCTTAGCGACGGCAGTAAACACCTCTCCTTCCCAGTTAAGAGAGCTGCTTGCGAGTTCGCCCGACAACGCCTTCGCAGCAAAGTAATCGCGCAAATCCATGCCTTGCGTAGACTCACCAAGTACATACTGATCAGTATCAGTACACCATACGCGCTCCATAAATGGAAAAGCCTGATCTTTTGCATTACTCATTTCAACACCTCATTAGTTAAAAGATCAATTTGCAAACAAAGCCCTTCAAGCAAGTAGTCAGGAATTACGTGCTTAGTCGCAAAGCTACATGACTCAAGTGCGCTTAGTAGCTTGATTAGCTCGATTAGTTGTGGTTTTGTCATACCTCCACCGCCTTAGCCATCGCATCGCTAAACGATGACCATTCAAGTTTGCAGCTATCTGGCAAGCTGTAACGGTTCTTTGCCAGATAAGCGGGCTTTTCTTGTGTGAAAATCAAGCGCTCGCCGTTGGAGATAGCCCGTCCGCGTTCTTTATTGAAGCCTAAATCCTCTTTCTTAACCACTGTTTTATAGTTGGCAAAGAGTACGCAGTCTGCCCATTCTTGCACCAATGCGCTGGAGCGTGTTGATAGCTTCGGCTGATAGCGGTCGTAAGAATCCACTTCCGGGCTGTCAAAGCGTTTGATTTCAGAGTGACCAATCAAGATTACGGTCATGTTTTTGTCATTGCGCAAGGCGTTGAATCCGTCAAGAATGTCGCGCCACTTGTCAGCTAAAAACATGGCGCTACGGCCATAGGCTAGTTCTTTCGCGTCATGCTCTGACTCAATTTCTTTAATCAGGACGTTTTCAAGCCAGTCGGCGGTGTCTAGCACAACCGTCTCATATTCGTGGTCATCTGTGTAAAGCGTTTTGAGCATCTCCATCACGTCATTGCTTGACGTAGCGATAGGAAAATGCGCCACGTCCAAGGCGTCAAGGCCGTCTTCAGCGCAGATAAAGATCGGGTTAGGGGCTTGGCTTGCAAAGGTTGATTTACCGATTCCATGCGTGCTGTAAAGAAAGATGCGAGGCGGGCGAAGGTTCTTTCCCTTTTGGATTGAACCAAGATTAAAAGCCATGATGCTGTCCTTTTTGTTAATCACCGATTTCGGCTTATTCCGGCTTCGGTGTGTTGATAGTGTAGCGCAAAAAGTAGGTTGTTTTATTTATTTTGGCACATTTTTATAAGTTCCTTTTCTGTTTGATGCCCGTCCGATGGTCTGCACATCGCATGAAAACGCGATGGCAATCTCTTTAAGCGTATGGCCTTTCGATCTTAGCTCATCGATCAATGGCACAACCTCAATAGGCACTGATCTCCTGCTGCCATATGTGCCGCCTGGCAGTCTTTCGCCTAAATGCGTCACAGGAACGCTCGCATAGTTACCCTGTCGATTGTGGATTTTGTAAACAGTGCACCTGGCTAAGCCTGCCGCCTTGCTGGCGTCAATGTAAGTGCATCCGTTTAACATTGCATCATCGACAAGTGAGATTTGCTCAGTCGTAATTGTTTTTCGTTTTTTCACTATTTGTCCTTCTTGGTCGGATGCATCCACTCGAGTGCATCCTGTATTGCTGACGACAGCTCGGGCCAATTCGCAGGTGCCACGACTGTTTTTATCTCGATGTGTGAACCACCTTCATCGAACATGTCTAGTGTTGCGATCCATTCTTCCCCGTCGTAGATTTCAAACTTAACTGGGGTTGCAGTGATCATGTCTTCACTCCGATTTTGTGGTGGTCTTCTGTTGCCTTCACGGCATCGTTAAATGCAGTAAATCCGCAGTCCGATACCCGTTCAAGCCATGCTTTTTCAACTTCATCATCAGTCATAGGCACACATGGCGCATCAGCTTGTGGTGGCTGTGGTGCAGCGGAGAGTGCTGCCCGGTCACGCCAAGAAGCCAAAATCCGACGAGTTTGCATCGCAAGTGGATCAAGGGTCTTTTGTTCAAGATACTCAGGCCTGTCTTGATAGCCTGTGTCAGTCCATGTATCCGGGTAACTCCAACAGTTGCCTCGCATCCATGACTCGAAAAGAAGACGCTCTGATTCTGTTGGCATTGCGCCTTTGGCGCCCATAGCCTCGGCTGATGCGATTGTTGGCTCCTGCGGCACTGCCACTTGCTGCGCCTGTGCATCGTTGTACTGGTTTTCGGTGATGGCTTCTGCTGCCGCCAAAATATCAGCCCACTGCCAATCATCTCGGTCTGCAATATCGTGCATTGCGGCGGTCATCTTGATTGGGACAAGTGCATACCCGGAGGGGATGGTCTGCGCATCAGCAGCCAGCATGTCGGCGGCTTTACTCAAGATAGGTAGCAACTCAGCGTGTACATTAGAAAGGCTTCGGATGGTATTAATAAATTTCCCACGCTCACCCGTTGGCTTGGCTTGCTCAGCAGCCAGCAACTCCTTCAGTCTCATGATTTCAAACAGGTGCTCTTCGCATGTTTGCGTAAGCATTTCCATTAGATCAAAAAGATCACCGTCAGAAGCCAGCATTTCGGCTACATCATTAAATAGTTTTGCGGCCTCTTCGTAGGTGTCACCCGCGAATTTGCGGAGATGCCAGATATGCGCATCACGCTCACCAGTTGGCTTGGCTGGCTCAGTGGCTGGTGCTGGGCGAACAACTCGCAGAATTGCATTGACAAGATCAATCGGTTCAAGCAAGTCCCACGCTGAAGAATTCGTACCTACAGCCCCCTCGATTAGCTCAATAGTTTCATCGGTAACAGGCTCCACCGCCTGCGCCTCCTCTGCTGCAATGGCTTCTAATATTGTTTTATCAGCAGCTTCAAGCTTCATTGCCATTTTTGTGGCGTTAGCTGTTGGGATTGGCAGGGTTTCACATATCCAGTCATTAACAGTTCGCATGGTTGCTTGAGCCTGCTTCATCGCGTTGATTGTTTTCATGTGTTTTCCTTGAGTGCTTTGTTGTACGTCTTCAAAGCTGCGCTATACACAATGCTGCCGTTGTCGCTGTTAATGTCAAATTCATCCAACAAGCCACTCACCGTCTCCAGAAACTCAGCACGTTCTTTCGCCAGTGCTTCAACCAATGCGCGCAGAACAGCTTTCTGCTCGTTGGCATTGTCGAGTCCATCGCCGCTGTAAAAACGTGATCCAACAAGCGCCCACGCACTCGCAAAGACTTGGGCTTGCGCCATGATTTCGTCAGTTGTTTTCATTACCATCCTCCAACAAAATAAGCCACCGAACCAACAATAACAGTCACTCCAATGACCGCATAAAACAAGTCAATAAAAGCCAATGCAATGTTACTCATAAAACCCCACTGTATAAAAAATAAGGTGATGGAATGTTTTTAACTTGCTCACGTAAAACAATTCCAGCGTGGAATGCTTTTCGTAGGTCTAACTGAGTGATCTTTGGCTTTTTCCCGTGGCCATCGAGATCTCGTGCGAAGTTAGTCCGATCTTTCCAAGCATATAAAATGCCAGCCTTTCAAACTCACGCTCTTTATATGGCGATGGTTCTTTCTTCGCCACTGGCTTTCTAATCCTTACCTTTATTGGTTTTTTCACCACTTCAATCTTAGGCATTCCGGGCCAACCTACGCCTTTAACTAGGATGGTTTGGCAGTTGTGTTCTGGTTTCATTTTTACTTTCTAGCCCGCTGTTGAGGCGGGAGGGTTGTTAGGCGGCGCGCAAAGCGTCGTAAATCTGTCCGGCAAATTTCATGTAAGCGCCTTCACCAAAAAGCATATCAAATGCCACTTTAATATCAACGCCAGCGTCAGTCAGGCTTTTAATTACAACAGAAAAAACCACGTTTTTGTCCGTTGTTCCGATGATTTCTGCTACTTTGTTGAGTTGAGTTGCTGTAAACATTTCGTATCCTTCGTTTGTTGATGCCTTTATTGTGCCACAACAAAGCAGCTTAATTCACTTTTTTAAACTTTTTTTTCGCTAAGTTTAAGGCATAGAATTGGCGTTCACTCGAAAACTTTCAACAACTTAAAGGACAAGTATGACTACAAAGACAATCGAAGGAACGCCGATTCAAATTGGCCAAGAGGTTTTTATCAACATTTGCAACCCAATCATTGCAAGGGCTTCTGAGCGTATGAGTGAGCAAGAACTGGTTCAGCTTTACGCCGGGATCATGTCCGCATGTTTTGGTTCAATGGCGGCTGATTTTGGTCCCGATAAAGCCATTGACGTTATCGAGACAATATCAGAGGCATTCGCCATGCAAGCACACCAATTAACAACCATGCACACAATGCAATGAGCAGCTTAAAAAGCATCTTCCCAAATGGCTTTAGGCCACCAGTAGAACTTGCTCCACTGTCGCCAGAGCATCAGCTTCGTGTTGCCATGTCTGACGCCGGGATCTCTCCACCTGATGATCTAGTGCTTGACGGTACGCTTCGCAGGTTTTCAACCAGTGGCAAGAAAAAGGATTTATCAGGATGGTACGTTGTCCACGATGGAGACATCGCAGCCGGGGCATTCGGAGACTGGAAAACCGGTCATGAATGCCAATTCCGCGCTGACATTGGCCGTGAGCTGACGTTTCAAGAGTCTGCTATGCACCATAAGCGCATGGCAGAGGTTAAGGCCAAGCGGGACAAAGAGCTGGCCGAGTCGCGTGAATATGCTGCGTTTCAAGCGGCTAAGTTGTGGGAGTCTGCGCAGTTGGCAAGCGATGATCATCCATACATCAAGCGCAAGGGGATTAGTAATCCGGGCTGGCGCATTGCACCGGACGGGCGTTTGATGGCGCCAATGTATATCAAAGGTGAAATCAGTAGCCTTCAATTCATTGATAACGATGGCGTAAAAATGAACATGAAGGGTGGTCAAGCTGGTAGTGCGTCGTGGTCTATCGGGCCTGATTACATGACTGGCGACGGTCGTATTTACTTGGCCGAGGGTATAGCCACCGCAACATCAATTTTTGAAGCCACGGGAAAGTCTGTGATTGTTACTTATTCGGCCAGCAATATGTCGCCAGTGATTAAGGCTTTGCGTGAGCGTGTCGGGCCATTGCGTGAGCTTGTTATCGCGGCTGATAACGATGATTCTGGCGTTGGCAAGCGTGAGGCTGATAAGGCGGCGGCGTTGGTTGGTGCCGCCGTGGTAATGCCAGACAAAGGGGATGCTAATGATTTTGCTCAGGCTGGCGGGGATTTGGCGGGGTTGTTGGAGCCGGTGGAAAGCATGACGGCAGCAACTGAGCGTTTAGATGTTGTCTTTGCCGATAATCTAGGGGATGAATTTACACCGCCTGATGAACTTGTTGAGGGTCTTTTAACCGTTGGGGCATCTTCGGTGGTGTATGGAGATTCAAACTCAGGTAAGACGTTTTTTGTTTTGGACATGGCGGCATCTATCGCCCGTGGAGTTGAATGGATGGGACGTAAGACTGAGCCAGGATTAGTAATTTATCTAGCCACTGAAGCACCTTCTTCAATTCGAACTCGAATACAAACTTACCAAAAATACCATAACTGCAAGGTGCCTAACTTTGCTATTGTTCAAACACCTGTTAATTTTCACCGTGACAGTAAAGATGCAAAAGATATTGTATTAATGGTTGAAGAGGTTGAAAAAGCATTAGGACAAAAAGCGCGTTTAATTGTTGGTGATACTTTGGCACGTATTAGCTCAGGCGCTAATGAAAATAGCGGTGATGATATGGGGCCAATTATGGAGCAGTTTGATTATCTATCTAGAAAGTCAGGCGCTCACGTTTGTATTATTCACCATAATGGCAAAGACGCTGCAAAGGGCGCACGCGGTTGGTCAGGTATTAGGGCGCATATTGATACTGAGATTGAATTAAAAGATGAAAATAATACTCGTATTGCAAATATTACTAAACAGCGTGAGTTAGGCGGTAAAGGTGAGAATATTTGTTTTAAGTTGCAGGTTGTTGAAATTGGTGTCACCAAGTGGGGTAAGCCAGCTACATCGTGCGTAGTGGTGCAGGACTCAGACAAAGAACATGAGCTAACCAATGTAGAGCCAGAGAAGGTTGCCAAGGCCCGTAAGAGCTTTGAGGTAGCTTTAATAAAGTATGGCTACATTGACTCAGACAAGATGCTATACGTCACATCAGACAACTGGATGCAGTGCGAGGTAGAGGAAAACCGACATTTAAAGGAGATTACATGTCGCCAATACATCACAAAAACAGACCGTTACCCGGCTTATTTGGACGGCCATATCAAGCCAAAAAACGGCGGATATGTGGTTGAAGATGAGTCAAAATTTCAAGGAATTCGGCTCATTATGAATAGGAATTTAGCTACAATCTCAGAGACACCAAAGACAATTGAGAGACAATGAGGGACTGTCTTAGGCTGTCTTATAACCCGTTTTAGGGAAAGACACGAGAGACACACCACTATAGTGGGGTGTCTATCGGTGTCTTTACAAAATAAGACGTGCTGATAAAGTTGCAATGGGACATAAATTAAGTTACAATGAGACACCTTAAAGGAGTCTTATGGATAGCAAAAAATTTATGCAAAATTTTGAGTCTTTGATCGTTGAGCTAGATGAAAATGATGATGTAAAAAAAGACCTGTTTGGCTACATGGTTGCAGCATTTGGAATTCATAAAATTAATTGTGGATTCAAACCAAATGAAGCTCAAAAAGAAAGACGAAAGCCTGTTTTATGCGTAGAGTCACAGTCAGAGTTTGTTTCTCTGTTTGATGCCTCAAAGTGGCTTAAGTCGAACGGATGGCCAAATGCTGACAGATCAGTTCTTTCTCGTGCTGCTCGTGGTGTAAATAAAAAAGCATACGGGTTTACATGGAAGTACGTTTAATTGATGTAAAATGCGTTAACCAGTCAATCGGTCACGGGTTTATCACTTTTTCCCTTCCTACCGAGTTGAGCGCTATGCCGGGGTAGCGTATATGACTGGACCCCGGCCACTTTATCAACAATGAAAGTAATCAAATGAAAACAACTGCAAACCAATTACTAAACAAGGCTGCAAGCCATATGCAAGCCCGTGCAGCGACTTACGACAAGCCAGAGGGTGAGCGTAGTATGGCTGCTACTGTTACGGCTTATAACGCGGTTACAGGGCAGAATATCACCGAGTCACATGGTTGGTTATTAATGAGTATTTTGAAAATGGTGCGAGATAACCAACGCACTGAGCCTCACGTAGATTCAATTGAAGATTTAATCGCTTATTCGGCTTTATATGGTGAGGCTCGGTTGAATAATATTAAGACGGTTGATAATATTAATTCAGCTGTTTGTAATGATTGGATTGTTTGGGGCGGTGGTAAATGTCCAGTTGAATTAATCCAAATGGTTGAAGTTAAATTCAGGGATATGGAATCAGAGGCTAGTAAAGCTGGTTATTATTCATGGTCTCATGATGATAACTGCGGCGACATCATCGCTTACCGAGTGTTAAAATAACGGCATGGCAACATCAAAAGAAAAACAATCAGTCGGGCGTCCAACCCTGTATAAACAAGAATACGTGGAGCTTGGTTACAAGTTCTGCCTACTTGGTGCGGATGACAATCGCTTGGCTGAAATGCTTGAAGTTGATGTTGCAACTATCAACCGTTGGAAGATTTCACATCCTGAATTTTGCGAGTCCCTAAAGGCTGGTAAGGATAAAGCCGATGCAAGGGTTGCAGAAGCCCTGTATAACCGTGCACTTGGTTACAGCCACCCAGACTCTGACGTTAAGGTTATTGACGGACGTATCGTCATTACGGAGCTTACAAAGCACTACCCTCCCGATACAGGTGCTGCTATGGCATGGCTAAAGAACCGCCAGCCTAAAACATGGCGTGACAAGCAAGAGATTGATAATACGTCAAGCGATGGCTCAATGACGCCACAATCGGCGGTTAAGATCGACGCAAGCATGGTTAAATCGGTGCTTTCAAAACTCAATGCTGACATCTGAAGAAAATCAGATTATCAGTGCGGCATTAAAAGAAGATCACCTTTTTTTTGCCCGTTACTTTTTCAGAATCCGCGAGGGTGTTAAGTTTCGCCTAAACCGGCATCACAAAGCCATTGCAGACGCTTTGCAGTTGGTTATTGATGGCAAGACAAAGCGGCTGATCATTAACGTGCCTCCAGGTAGCTCTAAAACAGAGCTTGCAGTGATTAACTTTATATCCCGTGGCCTGGCCATTAATCCACGCGCTAGGTTCTTGCACCTTTCATACTCAAGCGAGCTAGCAGAGCTTAATTCGGCTAAGGCCAAGGAGCTTATATGCTCTGCTGAGTATCAAGAGCTTTTCCCATTGCCGATTAAGTCTGACTCTAACGCCCGTGGCCGGTGGAATGTGGTTAGTGATGACGGCGTGTCTATTGGTGGATGCTATGCAACGTCAACGCTCGGTCAGGTGACTGGTTTTCGTGCTGGTCATATGGCTACAGGGTTCCAGGGGGCAATAATCATAGACGACCCCCTTAAGCCCGCAGATAGCCTTTCTAAGACTAAACGTGATGCCGTAAACAATGCCTTCATTAACACGGTGCAAAGCCGCAAGGCGTCACCTGATACTCCTATCATCGTCATCATGCAGCGCCTGGCAGACGAAGACTTGACGGGGTTTCTAACGGGTGGTGGCGATGGCCACGAATGGACGCATATCAAGATACCGGCCATCGGGCCAACTGGTGAAAGCTACTGGCCAGAAAAAGAGCCATTGGCCAGCCTGTTACAGCTAAAGGAAAAAGGAAACTTTACCTTTGAAGGGCAGTACCAACAAGAACCGTATGTGCTTGGTGGTGAGTTGATTCGTGGTGAGTGGTTCGGACGGTACAGCGTTTTACCTGACTGGCGTGAATTCTCTCGGCGTGCAGTGTTCGCCGATACCGCCATGAAGACAGGGGAGCAAAACGACTACACGGTGTTTTTAGATGCTGTATTGCTTCGCACTGGCAAGATATTGATTCTCAATGTGTGGCGTAAAAAGGTCGATGCCGTCGGCCTGTTGGCTATGGCAAAGGACATATGGGCCAGTGTATCTGTCAACAATGGCCGCGAAGCATTGCCTCCTGCGTCGGCACTGTATATCGAGGATAAGGCGAGCGGGACAGGGCTGATTCAACAGCTACAGCAAAACGATCAGTTCGTGCCGGTGATAGCTGTACAGCGTACAAAAGACAAACTTACCCGCATGATGGAAGTGCAGCCAAGGATACAGGCTGGCGCGGTGCAGATACCTGAGTACGCGCCTTGGGTTGTTGATTTTGTGAGCGAGTGCGAGGCGTTTACAGCTAACGATAGCCACAAAAATGACGATCAAATTGACCCATTGATTGACGCCATAAACACGTTTCTAGCTGGCACTAGCTGGTCCGTCTGGTCGTAAAAAAGCCCCGAATGGCTTTGTTTATTGGCAGGTGGCTTTTGCGATGGCGGCGCGAGATTGTTCTACAACTCGATTTACAATTGCCGCCGTATTGGAGTCAACGCATTTTATAATCTCCTGCAAAGCCTCCAGCAAGTCAGGCGCAGCGGAGATTAGTCTGGCGTTGGCCTTGCCTTCGGTAGTCGCACTGGCATTTATGGATGCCAAGTGATAGCCGTTACCGTCGATCTTGTTTGATGTGATTGTCCAAGGTCCTTTGGTATAACTCACAAAACACCCCACGACTCAGGCTTAACATCGTTCGTAGTCCATCCGTTTTCAATCAACTGTTGCGCCAACATTCGATTTCCCGAAAACATGAAATAGAAGTTCGCCAGTCCGAAGGTGAGGAAGCTAACCGCCGTGAGTCCGTACTGCTTGCGAATAATCAGGGCCAAAGCCCCAAAGAAAAAGATTGTCCAGCTAAAGCCGACTTTTACTTCTTTAGTCAGGCCGTTTTTGTTGAATTTGATGTGCATTTAGATTACCTCTGCTTTGATTAGTTTGTTTGTGTTGCCGTCGAAGGTGAGTTTTAGATTGTCACTGATGCGCTGATCCCGTGTTACAGCAAAGCTATTGCATTCTTTTTCTATTCGATAGAACTGCACCATATCAGGCTTAGGCTCTGGTTTGATTCGGTATTGAAATTCATTAATCCACTGCGGATTTTTAACTTTTTCCCATTTATCATTTTCATCCAACCTGAATTCAATCTCCGACCAATCAGCCCAAGCCTTGATGAGTTCTGCGTGTTTGTGTGGTGTTTTCATGGTGTTTCCTTTAAATGCCCCGTAGGGCGGTTGATTTACAAACCTTGTTTTGCGCGAAGTGCGTCGTACAAGTCGCCAGCGAGTTTAGTGTAAGCACCTTCGCCTAGTACGCTATCAAACGCTGATTTCAATTCCATTCCGTTAGCCATGGCTGAGAGAATCTTTGCGCTGATGATTTGGTCTTTATTCATTTGGTGCCTTTCGTTGTTGATGTCTCATTGTAGCGCAAAGCAACCAATAAAACTGTCTAACCCTATTTATTTTGCAAATATAGGGAAAACCCCTAGAATCACGGCATGACTAAACCAACTGGCAAACCCGTGGGGCGACCACGAAAAGACTCTGTGCAGCAACGTGAGGATGGCCCTTACATGAACGTAATCAGCGCCCTAGGCTCTAGCCGTGACAGTGGGGGCTATACCAAAGCCTCGCCCGTGCGTTACTTCACGGAACTAGAGCTAACCGACCTATACATTGGCGACGGCTTCGCTAGGCGCATTGTGGACGTTACGGCCACTGATATGACGCGGGCCGGGTTTTGCATTGAGGTAGAGGGTGAGGACGAATCAGAAGAAGAGTCGGCTTACGCTCCCGTAATGGCCCGCCTTGAGGAGCTACACGCCGACGAGCGACTTACCGACGCTCTCAAGCTAGAGGCTATCTTTGGCGGTGCCATGATCGTCATGGGAGTAAAGGATGGCGGCGACTTGTCCGAACCATTGAACGACCGGGCGGTGCAGGATATTGAGTTCTTACGCGTGTACGACCGTTATCATGTCTCACGCATGGAAAAGTACACCGACCCGGCTGATGTGCGATATGGCCAGACCAAAACCTATCTGGTTAGCCCGTCTAATGCCACGCCTTACACCGTGCACGAGTCGCGGTGTTTGATCTTTGCTGGTGAGTTCGTGCCTGAATCCATGCGTGACCTACAGGACGGCTGGGGTGTGTCTGCATTGGCGAAGTGCTGGTATCAGTTGCAACGCCTTGGGGTAAGCCATCAATGGGCTGAAAAGCTGTTGGAGAAGTCTCAGCAGGCGGTGGCAAAGTTCAGCGGGTTGTCTCAACAGCTTATGGCACCAGGCGGTCAGCAGGCCGTGATTAACCGGCTCAATATGCTGGACATGTCACGCAACGCCATCAATAGCGTAGCCATCGACGCGCTTGACGAATACACAATCACGTCAAACAGCTTCACCGGATTGCCCGACCTTCTTGACCGCTTCGCACAGGCCCTTAGCGCCGTTACGGGGATGCCAAAGACGCTGTTAATGGGTGAGCAGGCTAAGGGCTTGAATAACTCGCAATCAGGCGATTTGCAGAACTGGTATTCAAGCATTGAGCAGAAGCAACGCACGCATTTACTCCAACCGATTGACCGTCTAGTTACTTTGCTTTCAATTGCCAAAGGACTGCCAGATCAGAACTACCTGATCGAGTTTGAAGGATTGGACATTCCAGACGAAAAGACAGAGGCCGAGACTGAAAAGCTAGAAGCTGAAAAAGACAAGATCAAGGCTGATACTGCCGCCGTGTATGTGACCGCTGGTGCGCTTGACCCGTCAGAGCTTCGCCAGACGTTGATAGAGGATGGCAAGTACATCATGGACGCGTCTATTCAGATAGTGCAGGCGGAGGATGATGGGGAAGTGGTTTGAAAACAGCCACGCTCAAGCCTCCAGATCAGGCCGAGCGTGAATACGTCCGCCTGTTGCAATGGTACGTGCGCCAGATCGTAGCCAGTACCCGGCGCATCGTCATGCCAAAGCTGACAAGCATATTAAAACAGGCAAATACAGAGCTGACGCAAGACGGCTATGCCGAGGACTTGGATGTGCTTTTAACGCTGCTATTAGATGCTATCCTGTTTGATGGCCGTGTCGTTGAGTCGCGTTTACCTGGAATCTTCGCGCTATTGGCTAAGACCAATGATAGGGCCTTGATTATGGCGGTTAAGGCGTCCACGGGGGTGACGTTGCCGCCGTCTGTGCCGGGTGCTAGCCGGTCATTGCTTGGTGTTGATGTCTACCGGGCAGAGCCTTGGCTAGCCGATATGCAGCGCGCATGGGTAAAGCAAAACGTGGGCTTAGTTACGTCGATTGGTACCCAGTATCACGGCCAGCTTGAAACCATAATCCGGCAAGGCGTGCTGAATGGTAGCTCTGTAAAGCAAGTATCAGACCAGATACAAAAACAGTTTGGCGTTACCAAGAATAGGGCAACGCTTATTGCACAAGATCAGATACTTGGCGCGAATGCTCGTTTAACCCAGATACGCGCTGAATCCATAGGCGTAGAGAAATATCAATGGGCTACCGTGGGTGATAGCCGGGTGCGACCTGATCACGTTGATTTGAATGGCAAACTGTTTAGCTGGGATAAGCCGCCTAGCGTCGGCCATCCTGGTACGCCGATCAGGTGCAGGTGCAGAGCTTCACTTGTGCTGCCTGAGTTCTAACTATTCACCGTGATATTGCCATAAAACCGCATTGCATTGGTTATGCACTGCACCTATTGTCATTCCTGTTTTATGGCAATGGTGCAGATGGACGGGCCACTTAAAAAAAGATGGTGGAAATAAACGTGTATTTACTCTTTTATTCATAACTTCTTTTGAGGCGATTCCTGCTAATGATGATCCACAGTGGCTGCATTTACCATTTTGAAGGCGTATGTATTCCTCCCTGACAGACCTTCTATCTTGTTGTGTAAGTTTTGTGTAATCTTGAGGAAGTTTCATGATCCATCCCTTGCAAGTAAAAGTGTTTCAATAGCCACCCCAGCCAATTGAATCTCGAGAGCCCGCCATAGGATAGCTGTCGTGCTGGCGCTGTAGTCCATTGGCAATACGCCGTCCATATCGGCTAAGCACTGGTGAGCGCAGCCTATGACGGCATGAGCGCATAGGGTTTCTTGGTTATTTGTCATTGGTTTTTTCACAAATAGCCATCATTCGCTCAAACTTTAGATGCTCTGGAGTCCTAAAACTGAGTGACTTAGCTATGGCGTAAACTTCATTACGTGACTTTTCATCATTCACATCAATCTCATAAAAGAAGTAAGGTGTTTTTGGTTTGAATGATGAATTGTCCAATGCAGCCAAGTTAAAGCATTCGACTGTGAAATCTCCTGACTTGGTAGCCATTGAAACGCGTACGCCGCCTTCAATTGTGAAGTAAATACATAAACCGCTGAGTTCCATTTTTATTCCTTTGTTGATTCGTCAAGACGTTTTTTAGCGTACTGGGCGCAGCTACCACAAATGTTGACGCCGGGTTGACCGCTGAACATATGATCGACTTTAGACTCTTTAGCGCCGCAGAATGAGCACACGGGCTCTTTCACTTGGGGCTTTTGGAAGGGGATTATGTTTGTCATTTGGCGCAGAATGAATATTCTGATGAGTCAACATAGTAATATGTTTTGTCGTGTCTGTTGTATTCGACATCAAGAGTTCCAACATATGTAATTCCATCAACAATGAATTCTTGAGTGTATTTAGAAAGTCAGCAACAATGAGAACCTTCGCAAGCATTGGATGCTTTATCATCTAACATGCATTCAATTGCGAAATTAGCGTTTTTAAGATCATCAAAAACATTATTCTCTGCAAGTGAATTGAACTCTTCAAGTGCATTTTCAGCAGCAGAAAGAAGAAGTTTTGATGCTTCCACAGCGGTGATAAGGTCTTGTTTTGTCATAAGTTATTTCATTTGTTGATTGGATGACTAACTATGCCACGAATAAACGCCACGTCTATTAGGGTTTTCACCGATTGACATTGCATTTATTTGCATTAGGTTTTGCGATATGATATAAACTCAATATGACCGTTCAAAGATACGATTACGCGCCTATCAAGGCAAGCATTACAGAGGATGGCTATTTAACAGATAGCCCGGTAATCGCTCGCGTTGGAATTCAGTCGTATCAATTGGCTGATGGCACAATCCGCAAAGAACTGCGTATGCCTGAAGATGTGTTTGACGCTGAATCACTGGCATCATTCGCAAATAAACCATTGACAGACGACCATCCAAATGAAAAAGTAAACGCTAAGAACTTCAAAAAATACGCCATTGGCGTTATGACTGGCGCAGCTTATCAGGATGGCGACAATGTGCGCGTGCCATTGGTGATGCTAGATGGTGAGGCCATCGATAAAGCCATCAAAGGCGGTAAGCGTGAATTGTCAGTTGGTTATTCTGTCGTATTGGACGAAACCCCTGGAATCTGGAATGGCGAGGCTTACCAAGCACGCCAGACCATGATACGTGCAAACCATTTGAGCCTTGTAAAAAAGGGTCGGGCTGGTAATGCACGTTTAACACTAGACCGCTTCGATGCGGTTTCATTAATTGAAGAAACGGAGCCAAGTATGAGCGATCTAAGCTCGATTAAGTTGGATTCGGGCTTGTCGTATAGCGCGGCTCCCGAAGTAGTTATTGAGGTTGAGCGTTTGCGCGCTGATGCCTTGATCCTGAAAACCCAGTCCGAAGCCTCCAAAGCTGACGCTGAAAAACTGGCCGGTGAGCGTGACACGCTTAAAGCCCGTATGGATGCTTTCCCCGCTGAACTGGCCAAGGTCAAGACCGATGCGCTGGATTCTGCCCGTGCTGAAATCAAGGCCCGCGCTGAACTGGATAAAGCCGCTGAAGGCTTCAAAGTCGATTGCGCTGGAAAGTCTGATCGTGAAGTCAAAGAAGCCGTGATTAAGGCTGTTCGCGCTGACGCTGACCTGACTGGCAAGTCTGACGAATACGTGAATGCGGCTTTTGATATGTCTGTCAGCATGAAGGCCGATACGGCTATGCAGGGGCAGCGTAAACAGGTTCTGAATGTTGATGCAGCCAAAACTGAACCACGTCACGACTACAAAACATTTATGTCCAATCTCGGTAAAAAGAAGGAATAACCATCATGCCACAAACCTCTATCACTCAATACAGCGCACCGGCTTTTGCTGGCATGATGTACGGCGTCGAATCCCACGATATTTCGTCTTTCGCTGCTGAAGAAATTACACCCATTGCATACCCTGTTATGCGCGGCACAAATCCAGAAAAGCAAGTCAAGAAAGCCACTACTGGCGCGGCTGCATTTGGTTTTGCATTGCAAGATCACACGATGATTCAAAATGGCGGTGGCTCTGTTTCGTACGCAGCCAAGGAAACCGTTTCAGTGCTTCGCAAGGGCTGGTTTTGGGTCAATACATCTGATGCCGTTGTCGCTGGCACCGTTGCCAATTTGACCACTGCCACGGGCTACCTGACTGATGCAGCCGTAACGACTGGTATTGAGGCATTCACCAAGATCAGCGTTACTTTTGAAACCTCTACTACCGCAGCCGGCTTGGCTCTGGTTTCCGTTAAATAAGGACACACATCATGGCTGAAATTCTCAAATACGACCAAAACGATCTGCGAGCTATTGAGGCGGCTGGCCGCTTCGATGCTAACGAGAGCGTCCACTTCGCCCGCCAGCTCGAGTACATCAAGAGCCAAATTTACAGCACGCTCTATGCCCCTCGCAATGCGCTGTCTGTGATGCCAGTTTCCACCGACATCCCAGCCGGTGCTAACTCGTTTGTCTGGTACGAATCCGACCGCGTTGGCAAGGCTAAGATCGGCTCCAATCTGGGTAATGATGTGCCTCGCGCCGACGTGTTCCGCAAGGAAAACACGGGCGTGATTCGCAACATCACTATCGGTTTTGGATATAACCAGCAAGAGATCGCAGCCTCTGCATTCGCTGGCACCAGCCTTACGACCGACAAAGCCGCTGCTGCCGTTGAAAGCCACACCGATGCCGTGAATAACATCGCTTGGTTCGGTGATACTGAAAACAACCTGCCAGGCCTGTTCACCACTTCGGGTTTGCCTGAAGTTTCTATCGCCGCTGACGGTACAGCATCTAGCAAGGCGTTTGCCGCCAAGACTGCCGCCCAGATCGTGCGCGATGTTAACTCGGTGATTAACGCCATCGTCACCCAAACTAAGGGCCTGATGACTGCTAACGAATGCTGGTTGCCTGTTGCTCAATATACATTGATGGCAAGCACTCAAAACAGCGTCTCGTCTGACACGACCATCCTGAGCTTCCTGCGCATGGTTCACCCCGGCGTTAACTTCCGTCCTCTGGTTGAAATGACCGCTGCCGGTGGTGCTGGTGTTGATCGTATCTATGCCGTGGCAAACAACAGCATGAACTACGCTCTTGAAATCCCAATGATGCTGCAAACCTCTAGCCCTCAATTGAGTGGTTATGAGTTTGTTGTGCCGATGCGCTCGCGTATCGCAGGTTGCGTGGTTAAGCGACCTTTAGCCTTCGCATTTGGTGCGGGCGTATGATCATTTAATGATCAAATAAATAAGGGGCTTAGGCCCCTTTTTTTATGCGTATTCCCAGCAATGACCGTATGCTGTTTTTGATTTACCGGAAAGGCACTGTGTTATTCCGCATCCTTTAGCTTTTTCGCGTCCATTCAATACAAGCCACAAAGCCGCATTTTTTGCAGATTCAAAAATACTCCCGGTTGTTAGGCATTTAATTTTTCTTGCATTTGTGTGCTCAATTATTGATTTTTTAGCCTTAATCCTATCTTTTGTTAGTTGACTTCTTTTTGATCCGGTATGGAATAAAGTGCTTTTTAGAATTGATTCTTTTGTTCTTTTCATCCCAATATGAGCATCAGAAAGTTTTTTCCTTGTTATGTCTGACGCTTTTTTCCCTGTTAATGCTTTTGAAATCTTTGATCTATATTCAATTGATCTATTTTTTGCAAGTATTGATAGCTTATATTTTGTTTCATCTGAATGCGATGATCCAGACGACCCTTCGCCACCATCGGTAAAATTTGCTAATTTATTTCTCCCGTATGATGCAATTAGTTCGCATTCAAATTCAAGAGCCCACCATTCTTGCATTCCATATTGAACTATTTCAACCGTTCGGCCGTATTTCGCAACTATGCGATGCCAATGTGAATTTTTTCTAGATGACTTTACCCAAGCTCTATCAGCCGTGCCCTTACCAACATAAAAAACACTCCCGTCCGTAGCCCGACGGTGAACGTAAACGTAAAAATCTCGTGTAGAATTGATCTTAGCCACTGTGTATATCCTGTCTTATACTTTGGTTAGAAGCCCCGCTAAGATTGCAGTCTTTCGGGGTTTTCGCTATTATACACCTAGCGCATTTTCACTGTTAAAATGCACAAATTATTAGGAGTGAAAATGAAAGTAATGAATAACGGCGCTGGCCTTAAGCATATTGGTACAGTAACAATTGCACCCGGTGAAACTGGTGATGTTGACGATAATTGGGCATCATCCATTGGTGGCGACATGGTGATCATCACCCCCGCCGAAAAAGAATCCGAAGATTCACCAGCCGCCCGTCGTGGCCGTCCTGCTAAACAAAAAGAGGCTGAATAATGGCTATCAATCGCGATGTATTTATGGCAGAGCTTGTTAAGCGTGGTATTGTTAAAGATACTGATGATGACGGTGAGCCTTCGCTTAGTGAGCAGCTGGATGGGTTGGGGGTTGTTAAGGCGGTTGCCAATCCTGTCACCGGGGGGATTGAATTAATTGGGCCGGGTGGTGAGGTGATTCCGACTGGCGGTGACGCACAGTACACCGACCCAGCAAAGTATTATTTTGCAACCAATCGAGCAAAAACACCAGGCAGTGTTATGTCCGTTACCGCCAGCAACAAAATGCTTGTGCGGTTGTATTTGGGTACTGCGCCATTCGCTTCTCATAGCTATCGCCTTGCTTTTCCTGGGCACTCAAATTTGACAAATGGAGGGTGGCCCACCGAGTTTAATTTGACGACCGACATCACGATTGACGGCGTTGCAATTGGCTATGGCCTTACGACCGACCCAACGGCTGCGACTTACATCGCTGGGACAGTTGCTGGTGCGGCAGGTGCGGTGATCACAACTGCAAATGCTGTTGGAATATTGACTGACGATATTATTTCAGCTACCGCACCAATACCTGCCGGGTATCACCGATGGGCACAAATTGCAATAAGTACAGCAGCATCGGTATCAATACCATCGGCATATACATTCACGCCCAGCACAGTCCCAGCCATCGAGGGGACCGTTCGCAGCGCAACAACTTACTCCGCTACATCAAACGCAGCAATTACACCAGGAACGATACCGTCACCTGCATACGGACCTAGCTTCGTAGTGTGTAAAGGGCATGCTGGCAAGGCGGCGTTCTTGATCTGGGGTGACTCTATTTCAGCAGGTCTTAACGAGCAGCCGGACACCTACACAAACGGCATCTCTGGCTTTATCAGCCGGGGGCTTGAGAATGCGAGTTCCAAAATGTTTGGCGCAAACTTTGGCGTTCCAGGCGCTGGTCCACACCAGTGGACATACTCCGGGCGAGTTGGCTGCGCTGGAAACAAGATTGACCTGATTAAGCTGGTGCCGAACCTGCCATTTACTCACATCATTAGTGAGCACGGGACAAACTCTGTGAACGGTATTGCAAATGGGACGGTCAGTGGGACAACATCGGGCGGTACTCTTGACACCATCACCGGCCAGCCGTGGAATACTCCTGCTGGGTTCATAGCAGGAATGAAGGCGTATTCTGACCTTCTGCGTACAGAATTTGGGGCCGCAATCCCAATCCATCAGACCACTGTTATCTGCAAAGGGTCAACGACTACAGGCTGGTCTACTGCTGCCGGGACAACGCCAAACGGGGCAACTCTTGCGCAAGGGTTTGGCTTTAACGCGCAATTGCAGACGGACCTAGTGGGTGGAAAGTTCGTAAGTTATATTGATACGGCAAGCATTGCAGGCGATACAAGCGACAAGTCCAAATGGGCAGTCCACCCATTTCAGACAACCTTGGCGGCTGACTATGTTTCACTCGCCACCACCTGCTCGCTCGTTTCGGTAACTGGGTTGTCCGTTGGTGACGGGCTGATCATCGATCCGCTGGGACTTGTCTCTCAATCAAACCCCGGTAACGGAATTGGCTCGTTTGTAATCGGGATCACCGGGACTGGCCCCTATACAGTTACTTTGAGTTCACCACGGGCGTACACAGTCAACCCTACAGCCGGGACACAGGTTAACGGTGAGTACACCCGTGACGGGACTCACCCAAATGCGTCAATGCACAAATTGATGGCGGTCGCCGTAACCAAGTGGGCAGAGAAAATATAACCTTCTCAGCACCCAGCTTAAAAAGCCGCCTAAAAACGGCTTTCATTTACAATTGAATATAACCAACTTGAATATTTATGATTACTTCGCTTGAATACTTTAGATTAATAGCTCCTGAGTTTGCAAGCGAATCAGAATTAACGGTTGGCTTGTATATCGACATGGCTGCATCATTTGTGAATGCGGCGGCTTATGTAAATCCAGAACTAGCCACCGCCTATCAGGCTGCATCACTAATGCTGGCGTCTAAGAATAGCGCAAGTGGCGTAACTGGTGGCGCTTTGATTCGTGAAAAAGAAGGCGATTTAGAGCGTCAATATTCATCTCAAAAGACAGGAGCAGCTACCGACATTTACATGGCTCAATTGCTGCGTTTAGGCGCTGCTACGGGGCTAGGTGGATGCGCTGTACTGACTCGCATGTTTGACGTGATTAACCCTGTTTAAATGGCTGTTAAATACGTCATGGATAAGGACTTAGGCATGCGTAAAATCATGGCCGAGTTTAAAAATGCTCATAAGGCTGAATTGATTGTTGGAGTTCTTGAGGGTTCAAAAAACGCTGAAGGATTCAACATCGCTGAATATGCTGCCGCCAATGAATATGGAACTGATAAAATACCTTCACGGCCATTCATGCGAACGGCATTTGACGAAAACAAACAGGGTTATATTATGTACATGGAAAAGATCGTAAAGCAAATGGGACAATTAGCATTTGCGAGAATGGTTACTACGCTTGGCTTAAAAGCCGAGAATGATATTCAGAAAACCATTACAGGCCGTGACTTTTTGCCTAAATTGGCAGATAGTACGATTAAGGCTAAGAAGGGCAGCTCCAAAACTTTGGTTGACACGGGCGCTATGGTTAATTCGATTAAACACCTAATCCGCAAATGAGCTTTCGTAAACCATTCGATGTACTGCACGAAGCCTCTGGCGCCTA